TTGCTTAGTTGTGTTAGTTTCATTTCATATCCTCATATCGTTGTTTTAAGTGATGTATTGTAGTCAATACAAATCGCAGTCTTACTTCTGCTTGATCTAGGTCTTTTCTAGCACAGCGTATTTCACTTAGTGACTTTGCTGTTTCTGCTTCTAGACTTAGATATATCTCCATATCAGTTTTATCATCGAATATCACTGTAACCTCCATATCATCTTAGTTATTTATACATTATTTCAGCCAAACAAAAAGCACCCGAAGGTGCTTGATGTTATTCTCGTTAAAGAATTAAGCTACTGTGTAGTCGCCAGTAACAGTTAATGTTACAGGTGATACCCAAACAGGAGCATCTGCACTAACGGTTGGAGCCAAGCCAGTGATATAGGCCTGACCACTAATGGTTTTGCCTGCGCTGCCTGTGCTTGTGTCGCCTAGATATAAAGCAAAATTTGTTAAAGTTTTATCTTTGCTTAGACCAAAAATACCCTTGTTAATTGCCACATTTGCGCCTGCGCCTGTGCCAAAGAATACTGTTTGATCTAGAACAACGTTTAAGTCTAGTCCGTTGGTTGCTGTCGTTGCAACATTTAATTTACTACCTGAATCCAATTGCGTCCATGTAAAGATATCATTTGAGTTATTAACTGTGATGTCTTGCATGGCCGGCACAATTAGGTCAAGTAAGTCGCCAACAAGACTCAAAGTGAGAGTTGCTTGAACGCCTGCTACGCCTGGTGCTGGGAATATGTATGCCATATTATTTTCCTTATGCTAAATTTGTGAATCTATACTCGCCCTCATAGATAACTCTGTCGTTGTCTATGGTAACTGTATAATCAAACTGGCGTTGCCAAACGCCAGTGATGGTAGTGATATCTTTAGCACTACCAAGAATTGTCAATGCTGAATCTAAGTCAGTGTTTCTGTTTTTTGCGTCCATGGTCAAATACCATCTTACAGTAGTTACTCTGGCATTGATTGTCAAACTACCTAGTGTAGGAAATAATTCGCTTTGTTCAGTATAGGGTTCATCAAGATATACTCTACGAGCATTCTTAAGATACAATGGATTAGTTCCTTCTTGAAAAGGCAGTTCCTGACTGGTCTTGATAGACGCAGTTAGTTGTGCTGTCAAATAAGTTAATAATTCTGTTCTCATCTTGTGCGAACTCTATTAGTGAAAGCAGCCATCTTATCAGATGTATCAATCGTTCCATTTTCGCTGAAGTCATACCAGTCTCCGGCATCAATTACTTCGTCAAATAATACATTATAACTGTCCTTGTAGAACTTAATTTTTGCAAATTCAGCACTGTCAGGATTGCCAAAGTCAGCAACTGTAGGATACACATATTCGTATAATGCGAAATACACATTAAGGTCTATGAACTCCTGCGTTCTGGCTAATATATAATCTGGATTAACAGCGGGCAATAGGTTTGGATTTATGATCTGTGCCATTCTACGCTGATATTCTCTCCACCAATCTGTGTTCCTAATTTGTGTTAGAATACGCTGACTGGCTTGTTCTAGGTAATCGTTGATTTCGGATTCTGTTAAATCTTCATTTGCTTCAAAAACACGACTATCACGATTCGTGACATCCTCATAGGTTGCAAAACTTACGAATGTTTTATAACTGTATATAAATGCTCTGTTCATTGTGATAGTCCTTTAGATTAATTTAGCAATTAAGGGTTAATGCTTGAGTTGTTGTTCAAACTACGACCATAGTCGGCCATTAAAACACCTGTGCCATAGTATGCTGAACATACAATGTCATCACCCAAGTAACTTGCACGACGTTGTGTCTCAATAGCGATATCACCAATCATACCAAGACCCAACGCATCACGCTGGAAAATAGCACCAATGTAGTTGCCTGCTGAACCTGAGTTAGACATATTAGATGTTTGATAGACAGGGATTCCGGCCAAATTGCCGACATATCCTGATCTCATTGCTTCATTACCTAATTCACCGAAAGCACCTGCTGTAAAGATTGTATTACCAGCTGTCGTCAATGCGGCTTTCAAGTCATAAGCGATCTCTGGGTGAATTACACAAACCATGCCTTCCATTGGAACTGCGTCTGCTTGTAATTTGGCAACTGCTTTAAAGATTTGAGCGGCGTCAATAACAGTTGTGCTACCAGTAGGTGCTGTGAAGCTAGAGAACAAGGCTGTCAAGTCTGTGTCCATTTTGCGAGCAACTGCTTCACCAAACAAACGACCTAGGTCAGCAACAACATTACTTGCGGCTGATGTGCGAGCCAAGTCAGTTAGCAATGTGCGGATAGCAACTGGGCTAACTGTCAATAGTGCTGTAGTTGTGCTTACTGCGTCGTTGTCTACTTCATTACCTTCAGTAACTGCTTTAGCAGTTTGTCTTGGGTAAATTGGAACATTAACATTTTTACCTTGTCCAGCAGACAAAGTATAATTTTTTACCAGACCACGCATGATACTGCGCTCTGATGCAACGAACATTGCTTCCTGAATAATTTCAGGCAATAGGTCGTTGAGGGTTGTGGTTGTTGAACCGGCCATAATAAATTTCCTTTATAAAATTAGGCTAATCCTGCTGTCTTACGATAGTCAGCATAGATTTTTCTGTGCTCAGGATTTTTCATATCTAGTTTTGTCATATCAACTCGCTTGGTAGTATTGCCTGTGACATTGCTTTTTGTATTAGTTGTGGCAGGTGCTGCCGACACAAAATGCGGATTGCTTTGCAGCCATGACTGAACAAAACTATCTACACTTACTGGTTTCCCGCTGTCATCATAGCGAACAACACCTTTTTCATCTAATACTTCAACTTCACCTTCTGCACTAAGTCTGACTTGATTACGAATCAATGCTTTGACTTGGTCAGGATTAACAGCACGATAACGAGCCGCGGCATCTACTATTGGAGTTTCTACTTTGAAACTTTCTATTACTCTATCCCTTTTTTGAATTTCTGCGTCCTTCTTGGCCGCTAATTCTTGAATAATACGATCAAATTCTCCACGCTTTAGTGCCTGTTCTTGTTGACTCTTTTGATGAGTTGCTACGATTTCTCGCAGTTGCTCTGGGTCTCCAAGTTCTTCATACTTTGATGAGTATTTCTTTTCTAATTGACTTTTGGTCTTGGCTAGAATAGCGTTTACTTCATCCTGAGTGAAAGTCTTTGTCGTTGCCTGAATTTCATTTTGAGAAGTATCAGTGCCTTCTGTTGCCGATGTTTCTTGTTGGGTCATCGTAGTCCTCGCCTCTTTAAGAGTTTGTTTGTTGAACAGATAGTTCTGTCCATATTGTATTTATATAAATTTATTCAATATTTGCTGTCGGTTCCCAGGCAGCACACCACCAAGTTGCTTTAACTGGTGCGTTATTCCAACGTGTGCATAAGCCTTCTAGATAGTATCCACAGTTCTTACAATTTTCTTCACCGGTTGCTGGCTCATATGCTTCTGGTAGTTCAGGACTTATAGGTGTGCCATCTTCGTAGGTTCTTGTTATCTCTTCTTCATCTGGACTTGGCATGCCTTGTTGTTCAGCAAGTTCTTCAGCAAGTTCATGCTCTGGACTTTCAATGTCCAATGTTTCCATAACTGCATTTTCAATCAATGCTCGTTTAACTGGATCTTGAACAATCTCACTGGCAGTTTTAAGTTGACTTAGTTCATTGTCAGTATTATGTAGTGCAAAATTATCTGGATATTCTATTTCGCCATCCCAAGTAGCACCCATATAGGTGTAAATGATCTGCCAGATATTTTCCTCAGCGAGTTCCAAATTGTCGGCGATGTTACTTAGGCGTGCGTTAAGTAAAGTGAATTCAGTTTGAATTGCGATACCTGACATCTCTTTAGTTTCTGTTGCACGAACACTACCAACATTACCCATGCTGTCAATCATCTTTTTACGATTATTAATACTGTTGTAAATCTTATCAATCTGTCCACCTTCAAACTGTAGAACATAAGGCTTTAAGTTTGGATCTAAGTTCTCTTCCATTGTGATAACTTGTCCTGCTGCCGCACCCTGTGCGTTTGTGCCTGCTGTTGCTACTAATGACGGGTGTGTATCTAATCTAATGCTGTCATAGACTTCACTGAGTTCATTGTAGATCATTCTCTGTTGGTCTGCGATGTCATCTACTAAACTATTGCCTAGTCCTCTAACGGGACTGCGTTCAGCATAAGCACAGACAAATGGTAGATAACCCAAGCCATTTGTTTCTACAGTCATATCTGTGACACGCTCTTGTTGCGTGTCTAAGTTATAAGTTGTTATGCTGTCATAGGTCCATTCTTTGACCACAGTTTCAGTGCCGTTGACTTCTTCAACATACTTGATATATTCTAATTGGTAACCGCCATTAGGCTGTCTTGCCCAACGCCAGTCTGTGACTGCCAGGGGATTATACATTGACAAGTAAGGTCTAGCATTCATAGCCTGTTCATCTGCCATGGTAATTGCACCGACATCAGGCTTGGCCACGCAGATCCATACATGTCCAAATACACTTGACCAAGTTGCTACATCTTTCATAAACGCATCCATACTGCGTCCATCTAAGTCAGCATCTTCTAGTATGTCTTCTATGGTATAGTTATTTTCTAAACTACCAAACTCTCTGTGTGGTTTCTCTCTAAACAAGAAACTGATATACAATGAAATTAAACTGCGACATTGATTGTCTAAAGGCGTGTTGTTTAATCTAACTGCGTATTGTGTATCGCTTTCTAATGCATAACGCTGTAGGTAAGCGCCTTCACGATATGCTTGACCACCAGTGTATGAATCAAGAAGAAACTTCCAGCGTAGTTGATTTCTGCTGTAAGTTGTGTTGCCACTTGTTGCCTGCAAATAGGCATTTTGAAATGTTTGTAACTCAGCCATTTATGACTCCAATATGTATATGTTATTTATGCTAGTGCATGTCCGAATGCTCTAGGAACAACGGGTTCTCGTATCTTATCTATTGGGAATAGATATTGTATTGCGTAGGTCAGTGCATCAAACATGTGATCAAATCCTGAATCCTTGTCTGGTATTTGACTGTTCTCTTTGTAACAGAATTGCTGTAAACTTTTTATTGTGTGCTTGCACTTTGGATCTATGTAGAAGCGTGTAGTGTTATTGTCTCTTAAGAAGAACAAACTATTGGCACTGTTGATCCTATCTTTGACCAAAGGATGTTGTCTATGATATCTCACAGTAAATCCTGCGTTCTCTAGTATTTTAATATCTGTGTTGCCATTTGCTGAAGTTTTTCTTTGCACGCCGGCAGGGTCGGGATATATTGTAATAGGATTCTTTGGATATCTATTTCGTATCTCATCTATTAATTCATTGGTGTTACTACTGTTCAGCACAATCTCATCCACACAATGTAGGCCATCTCGAGTTCTTCTCATAACTGTGCAACTCATTGGGTTCACGTTGAAGTCAGTGCCTAGTATAAGTTGTTCGTTGGCATTTATTTCTTCTGCAGGTTTTATGTTATGCTGTCCAAAACTATAAGCAATGATACCTGAGAAGTTCTCAAATGTAGCAAGAAACTCTTGACTGAATGTTCTAGCATCTAAGTCCTCACGAGCCTGTGCTACTTCATCTTCAGGAACATTGCCACCATCCAAGGTAGTAAACTGAAAGCTCATCCAATTGTTTCTTGTTGTATGGTTATCATAGATGTCTTTGAACCAGTTCATACCTTTTGGTGTTCCTAGGAATAATGCGTGTCCTCCAGTGTCCGCAAGCGTGGGTCTTAGAACGGAATACCAAGCATCACTGTCAATGTCAGCGGCTTCGTCTATACAGATAAAGTTCAGTCCCACACCGCGCAGACTATCATAGTTATCAGCACCGCGTAGAGATATCTCGCTGCCGTTGACCAACTCCAATGTGAGATCTTGTTCATTTACTTTCTTAACCCAATTGATACTTAAAAGTTTCTTCTTTAATTTCTTCCAAACAATCTGCTTGGCCATTCTATATGTTGGTGCAACATACCAAACACGCTGTTCTGGCTTTGACGCATACTTGGCTAGTTCACGGATTGCTAAATGCGTCTTACCAAATCTTCTTCCACATACTGCCACCCTGAATCTAAATGGTGCGTCGGCTATAAGTCTTTGTGCTTTACTTAACGCCATTTAGTTCTTTATATTCTTCCTGCATGTCCGCCAATTGTTCTTCGCTGGGTTTGTCATCTTCATCATCTGTGAATGGTAGAACTTTTGAATTGTCTGTGACCATACCATCACTTGTCATACCCAACATATTTTTTGCCAAGAAGATTTGAATAATAGCATTTCCGTTAACGCAGGCATTTTTAAGCATTGCCCTACGCAAACTGATCTTTACGGCTTCACGCCCTTTTAACAAATAGTCCGCAAAATTATATCGTAATGTATCTTCTTTAATACCAAACCAGTTAGCAATGTCTCGATCAGTGCAGCCCAATGCAGCCAAATCTTCTACTTCTTCAGGTGGCACTACCACTTGATTACGCCCCACAATCAAGCCATGAACTATTTTGGTGCCTTCTTGAACTGCCATTAGAAAAACAATCCTACTATTTTGTAAACTGCTATTGCACAGCCAATGAAGAACGCACCTGCAAGCAAACCATTTACCATACGGAAGAATCGTATTTGTTCTTCTACCAATGTTAGTTCTTTTTCTGTTTGTTCGTTTAATTTCATAGTGCGTCCTTTAATGCTCGTAGTTGAGCATGTGTTAGAAACATCTCAAACCTATTTTCAAATATACTTTGGCTTTGTATCTGTATGTGCCAAACACTTGTGGCTTCAACCCAAGTCTTTTTTAGTCGTAGGCGATAATCTTCTTGATTGATAATATCAAATTCTTCTCGTGGTGCTTGTCCGCCATAGACAAAGAATGCTCCGTGTTTACTCATATACTTATCACTTTCTTATAAAATCTGTCTAACACTGAAGTCCAGGGTGTCGAACTCCGTGTTTAACTTTTCAGCAAGATTCTCTGCTGGTGCGGCATTTGTAAACACTGACTTGGGATACTTGTTGATGGCACCTGATATGCAGAAGTATCTTTGTTTTAAATTTATGGGTTGATTTTTATACAACACAGCGTATAATTTTGTCGCGGCTAAGACATCAATGCCAGTGACATCTGTGAGTTCTTTAGTTAACAATATGGTTGGCGGGGGTCTTGACATCACGGTATCCTCGTTAACAATGTGTCTATTTCTGGCATGGCAAGTTTTGCTAAAATCCAGTTTTGTTCTTCCCAGTATATTGCGTAATAACTCCATTCAAAACTAAAGCGCATGTCGTGGGCAAATCTCTTTGACACTTCTTTTAATCTTAGTTCTGTGTCTTCATCCATGCTAGCAAATGCGTATTGTGGTATGCGTGTTTCAATTATTACCATGGTGTTTTTTCCGGTCTGTTTGTGGGCAGTAGTTCAAAGTGATGTGGGTTTACACAGACCTGATTAGCACACTTCATTGTAACTTGATATGGTGTGACATCTTCATTGGTTTCGCTCATGTATACTAATCTACGGGCCTGCGTCATCTGTTGACGGAATTCACCAGTGTCAGGATCTTTTTTGAAAGCACCCATGAGTGCACCGCTGGGACTCATTGCACCGCTGTATGGCCAACACTCTTCTACGTCCAAGCTGACTTCAATTTTACTCCATAGCCTGTCATTGTCCCAACCCCAAGAACCTACTTCTTTATATCCGGGTTTTTTTCTATGCCATCCACGTTTTGCTGGCATTATTCCTGCTCCTGTTCTTCTTCTAATACTTTCGCTTGATACAAGGCATGTAATTCTGGATTTGTAGCCAGTAAGTGTAAAATTCCAGCAGCCATGCAGTCCACTTGCTGTTCAGTTAAGTGCAGGTTCATAGTCATTTCAATTAAATGCACCCATTCATGTGTCAGTGTTTGTAACATAACACTTGCGGGTAGATCTGGATCTATGATTATAGTGTTGGTTGTGGGATCACATAGACCCAATGCATCTTGTAGTTCTTTTGGCTTTGCGGCTCGTATTGTCCAAAGTTGGCTCATAAATTCAATCTCCATATCAGTCATATCTTTTCCTTTGTTTTATTTATCTCTGTTTATTAAAATACTTGTTTTATAGATATCTTACTAAGTCCTAAAGGACTTAAAACTCATCAATCACTACGCTGTCGCTTCGTTCATTGACTTCGTTTTTTTATAAGTTATATCTGTCAAAGGCAAATTATAGATTTACTTAGAAGTAGATAAGATATTCTGAAAGATTTTGAAGCCAAGACGGGACCGACACACGGGTCCCAATCTTATGACA